TAAAAGAACCTATTGCCATAGGAATATAACCAAGATTATGAGTATAAGTTTGAGTTACATTTCCAACACCAGTTCCTACTGTACCTACATCTGTATTTATAATTAAACTAATTTTAGGTAAATCAAAATCGCTAGACCAAATAAGTTGCTCGTCCGTTGCCGTCAGCACGTCAAAGGTAGGTTGCGACAGTTTCATTTTAATATCCCCAGCCGAATCCCTACCAGCTAGAAGTCTATTAGTCGTTGAATCGCTAACTAATAAACCGTTCCCATCAAACTTACTCATTACATTACCATCAGCATCGACTACTACAATTTGATTATTTGCATATTCGATTCTTAATAAACCATCGTGTGTTGATTTTTGTTCTTTCCCTGTATCACTCATAATTAAGGCGCAATTACATCGGTTGAACTTCCGATAGTTGAAATCCCTATTCTAAAATAAGTTCTAATTGTTTTCTTTACACAAGTTATAGTCTGAATAAAGTTAGTTGGTATCATCTTTGAAACTATCTTTGTAACACTATAAAGATCAGATACCTTCTCGTCCGTTACCCTGATTGTATCACCAACTTGAAGTTGGGGAACGCCGATAATATCCAGTTCCCGAACGGGATTGAAGTCTTTATTATCTTGAATTAACATTAAAGCCAAAGACTGAGCCGTAGTTATATCCTGAATGTAATCATTAGTTATATCCTGCGGCCTTTGATGGTATTTAGTTATGCTGTCTGAATCTTGCTCCCTGGCATAGATCAGTTTAGTTGCTGGTACTGGCGTCGCCCAAAGTTCGATATTAGTTATATCGACGGGGTAAGCATTTGAATTAGTAAAAGTCATTAAATAACTAATCGCGTACTGATGGGTTACAACTGAAAGAGTATCTAAACTGCTCGTCTCATAAAGACTGGTTGTCGCCGAGTCGATATAAGAGGGGGCGTCAACTGTAACTACTGGGTCGCTAAAATCAGCCCAAACGTCAACACTTGAACCTGCCGGGACTGTAACCGTATCACTTAACTGCCAATACTTTTGGTTGTCAAGAACCTGCCTCGCGCTGGAGTGAACTTCAACAACATTTATGATGTTATCATCAGTCGTGGTTCGTCTTTCGATTGTATTTGATCTATTAAATACCCAAGAAGTCGAAGTATTGGAAAGCCAGTTAGTACGATTGATAAATCTAATTATTCCGTTCTCGTCCATATACAACCTACCTAGATCAGCCGAGACAACATCTCTTAGACAATCTCCTAACTTAGTACCTTTATCAGCAAAGAAAAAAGGGATAATAGTTTGTCCGGTATCTAAACTCATTTGTGTTGGTCCAAGTCCGGCTAATTGGAGTAATGTAGATATAATCTGATCGGTTCGGTTATTTTGTAATATTACTGCCGTATCTAGAGGAAAATTAAAAAGAGATTGCATAAAGTCAATACAATGAATTGTTACAGTTTTAGACTTAGTATCAACATCAGGCATATTTTCTATTAATCCAACAAATACAGGAACTACCTCGTCTTTAAATCCTGCATAAATTCTTACTGGCCGCCAAGGTAAAATATTTGCAGATACTACCGATCCGGGTTGGTTCGGAGTTAACATATCGTCGTGGTTATCTAATACAATATCGGCAATAGACATTATCGCACCGCCAATATAAGGGTCTTGTTCCCTAGTCCACTCAAACTGTAATACTCTATTAGAGTAATCGGTATAAGCGTATTTATCCCATTCCTGTACTACATCTCCAACTCCTTTAATAATATCAATTCCACCTATTGTCGAACTACCGATTGTAAAAAAAGAGACACTTTCATTAAAGGATTTATTCCAAGAGATATAAAGTTTCCAGTTAAGTTTCCTTAACTTAGAAATTGTATTGGCATAAAAAGTATCGGTAACAGTTTGCATTAACTAATACCATATCCCTCCTGAAGAACAATAGTAAAGTTTTCAACCATTGATCCGTTCCACTTTATATCCTTATCTACTATATTGATAAAGACCGGTACGGCTAGATTAACAGAAGGAATCCAAAATGTAGGCATTACATTTGATAAGAATTGGTTATCATATAATACTCGGATTGAATCGTGTTGTGCGGCAGTTAGATAATTCCAAGTAATCGTCCAACTCCTTCGATTATTATAGTAGTCAATAACTAATGTTCCGTCTAAAGTTAGATTTTTAGATAAGTTAGGTTCGGTAGTATCTACTATCGAAGCATAAAGCGGTAATGCCACTCCGCCTAAATAGACCGGAACATTTACTGAACCTGTATAAGCCATTATCCTAGTATTGTATCCTTTCCTTTTGCCCTTCGACTTTCATCAATCGCGCTAATAATATCTTCACCTATTTGTCTAAGATCACTTCTTGATCTAGCCATTACACCATCTAAGTTTATATTATAAGTATCGCCACCTATTCTATTATTTGGTATAACACTAGAACCATAGGGAAGATTAACTAATTCTGGGCCTTGTTCTCCGACCATTGCTAAACCGCCCCCAAAGTTCTGTATCCCACCTGCTAACTTAGGAACTTCTGCGATATGCACGCCTACTCTGACGGCAGAAGGCAATTTATCGAATGCCCTAATCATTACATTAGTGGCGTCAATAACCCCATTAACCATTCCTTTAAATCCGTCTATTACTTTTTTATTTATACCGGCAACTACTTCTCCGATACTAAATAATATATTTATAAATTTAAGAACTGCGTCAACCGCTTTAGCTATAATTGTAATAGTTAAAACTATAGCACCAACGAAAACTACTCCTATCGCTAATGCAATTATACCAACCTCTTTAGCCAGTTCCATAATTGCCGCGTGGTGGTTTTTCCACATAGTTTGAAGATCGTCAAGAACCGGTTTTAGTGCATTAGCAAGTATATCCCAAACAAATTTAAAAGCGTGTCCGAGAGGGTTTATGGCATTATCAATAAATTTTAATAGAATATCTGTTACCTTTAAACTAAGTATTATTAATCCAAGTAAAGCTGATCCTAAAATTAAAGCTACTACTATTGCCACATCAGTAATTACTTTATGGTGTCGCTTCCAAATATCCTCTAAATCCAATAGAACCGGTTTTAGATTAGACCAAAGTATTTTATAGACAGTAACGGCTATATCCCTTAATTTATTAAATGCAACTAAAAGAGTAGGCCAAACCGATTGAATTAAATGGCTTATTGAATCCGAAAACTTTTTAAACCCATCTGTTAATGCTTGAATTGCGTCCATTCCAGTCTTACTGGAAGCCCAACCGGCTAAAGCAGTTATAAACGGGGTAATTCCTTCGAGAAGCGCTTTACCAAATGTTTTTTCTAAATCTGCTACAGCGTGTTTAAGAATATCCATTTGACCAGCGAATGTTTTACCTGCGGCAACTGATCTACCACCAAAATTAAAACTTAATATCTCTAATAATGTAGATGTTCGTTGTGCTTCTGTACCGGTTTTGAAAACTTCTTTTTGGGCGTCTGTCATTATTACGCCATTTCTTCTTAGCGCAGTTGATAGTCCTTCAATACCACCCTCTGCATTACCCATTACTTTACCTATTAATCTAGCACCTTCGTCTAATCCAATAGTCTGCCCATTAACATCTCTCATACCTTCTGCCATATCTAAAAGTGATGGGTTTATTTTCTCAATAGAAGCGCCGGATAGTTTAAATGTAGTCAGCATAGCATCTGCGGATATAATCTGGTCGTCTGAAAATCTTGTAGTTAATTGTAATGCCTGTGCTTGTCTAACTAATGCGGCAGAAACTTTATCTACATCTTCTCCGGTATTTTTAAGTCCGGCTCTTAATCCGGTTAATACATCTTCAAACTTACTAGCTTCTTTAATACTTAATGCCGCAAATCCCACAAAAGCAGTACCGGCAACTACACCTACAGCCAATGCCGCCTTTCCAATATCAGCAAAAACACTTCCGATATGAGAACCAAAAGAACTTACATCACCTTTTGAACTTTGTAAAGTAGATTTAAACTTTGAGTCATCTAAATTCAAATCCCATTTTATACTACCTACTGTTTCAGTCATTAAACGCCTTTCTTAATTCTTCAATTCCATTATCTTCTTCTAGTATATCACTTGGATCGGTTGCAGCGCGAGTCAAAGAATCAATAAATTTACGCCGATCTTCTTCTTCCATATAAGGTAAACTAGCTACTCTAGATAGGATTAAATAATGTTGGTGTTTTAAATAATATCCTTCTTGAAGTAATGCAAAGAAAGTAATGGCATACTCATTTTTAATATCTTGGAAAGTATAATTAGGATAGAGATTAAGAAAAATGGCTATAAGTTTTAAGAAGTTAAGTTTTTTTTTCCTCTGTAGTTTCAGTAGTTGTTTCCGCAGTTTGTGGTAGTGTTGCCATTTGGGCTATTAAAGTTTCAAGAGCAATTAGTTGGCTAATACTTAAATCATTTCCTTCTAATTCAGGTATTACTTTATAAAGTATGCCTTTCATTTCTTCTACAATTGGTTCGTAATCTGTAGTATTCGGGTCTGCGTCTTGTAGTTTTCTACCTAACTTAACCATTACCATTAACTCACCCATTCTAGGCGGATTAACAGTAATAATTTTCCCATTAAATTTAATCTTTTTGGATTCGGGGGCTATTGCGTCAAGATCGAGTATGTCGTCTGGCATAAAATCCCTAGCTTACATTTGTCAAGCCTATATGGCCCAGTCTTCGACCGCTTACTTGAGATTCGTTAACTAAGGCTTGGAAGGAACATTCAATTACTCTTTGGTTTTTAATTGAGTATTCTAAAACTATATTATTTATATTAACTGCATTATAAATAACAATATCTTCCGAAGTATCAGCCATACTTACAGGGTGTAGAGTTAATTGGTATGAGTTTGCTCTTACTAAAGTTCCTGCATCTGCACCAAGACCCATTCTCTTACCGGCTGTACCTGATCTCCAATCTCCTTCTGGATAAACCTGTTGCAGTAAATCTAAAACCGGTTCTGCAAACTTCATTTTAATATCTAAATCAGTTCCTTGAAGTGCTTGATCTATTGGGGTAGTTCCGTATTTATCTACCATTAAAGGAACAAATGTTCTTTTTAAATCAAAGGAAACTCCGTCTAGAGTATGACCTAAATCAACCCCGTTAAATGTTACCGAGCAGATTCCGATTCTTATGTTTGCGATTTGTTTTAAACTCATATTTTTATTATTTCACAATTACGAAATATCTGCAAGTGGTCTGCAAGTAAACAAGATTGATAACTTGTGTAACTTTGCACCCTCTACTGTTCTATCACTATCTATTATGTTACCACTTACAAGACTGCTGTAAATATACCAATTATTTAAAGTATAGTTTTCCTTGCGGTGAAATAACTCGAAAATCTGCTTTAACATATCATATCCGGCAGGAGTTAGGTTATAAACAGTCCAGAAGTCTATTATTATACTTTCAGTATCTAGATATTCGTGTGGGGCAGTACCACCGGCAGGAACAACCATAACCGCATTAGTAACTTCCTGCGGCACTAAACCATCAAATAAATTAACTCCAGCCGTTAAATTTAAAGCCGGTATATTTGCCAAGAAATCAACTAAGTTGGTAGTTAAGGATACTTGCATTTAAAATCCTTCCATTCTCGCCGCGTTTCTTATTAGATTATTAAAGTTTCTACCTACTGTATCTAAAGCCGCTTGTAAAAATCCCTTTCCAGTTCCGGCAGTAGTATATTTACGCACTCTATGACTTCCGTCAGCTCGCATTCCGCGTTCTTGGTATGTTGCATAGACAACCGGTATAATTACTTGGTAGTGTCCTTGGCTAACCTTATTAGGTCTCGTAGCCGCCATCATTCTTCCAGTTAAACGAGGTGTTCTACCACCGGTCTTAACTATAGTCGTAATATCCCCTACTGCTAGAGATAATGCCTTGTCTTTAACTTTATCTATATTCATTAAGATTTTATTTGTATTATCTATTATTATAGTTCCCATTATGATATTTGTTTCTGCCTACTAACCTCACACTTTATAAAAGATAACTCGTCGGTGAGTAAAAGTCTTTTGGCTCTAATTACTTTCTCGATTAAATAAAACTCCCCATAATATGAGATAACATCTCCTTTATTAGCAACTGTATCTTTAGGAAACCAAAAGATTCCTTGTATTGTAATATTCTCCTGCCAGTTTGCTTCTGCAAGAGTTGAAATATCTCTAAATAAACAGCTTACAGTTACCGGAGTACCATAAACAAGATCGCCATAGCGATTAGTCGTAGTAGGTATTATTGCCGCAGTTTCTACTAATTTATTTGCTAAGTCTAACATTTTAGTAAATTCCTAAAGTATCTTCTGCTTCCTCACTTAGATCATTGGTTGGAAAGTTATCGATAAGGGGTATTCTGCGGCCATCCATAAGGGCTTTAACAATAGGGTCTTCTAAGAATATACTTGCCTCTGCGCCCCTGACGTTTCTTTGTAGTACAACTTGATGGCCTTCAATAGTTTCCGATTGTACACCAACGACTATTTCGGGAAGCATTATCATAGCCCCTACAACTCTAGTTGCGATTGTTTGTATGTCACTTGGCACGCCGCCTTCTTCTGCTGCGTATTCTGTAAAGTCGGCCGTTACTTTGACGTTTCTAAACCCTCTTGGCATTCGACCAAAGCGCATCGTAATCATTCGTTTAACTGAAAGGTTTGCTGGCTCTAAAAGATAAGTTTTATCATTGAAAATATCGGTAGTTACAGTTTGGAAGGTATCAACTAAAGCTACATCTGTAACATTTTGGCAGGGATCTATCTGTATATGTCTTTGACCACCATCAAAATATCTGGTTGCGCCATAAAGAGCCGCATCGTTTTTAAAAGTTGTCCCTAAGTCTTTATCAATATGCCTCTCGATTGCATAGACTAGCGTTGATAAAAGACCTGATTCTTTATCGGTTAGTGATCTATTTAGAAAACCTTCTACCTTTTCTTGCGATGTATAAAGCGTATAGCCTCCTTTTTCTTTTTTGTAACTAAACTTTTAGTATCGTCGTTTATTACTCCCAGCCGAACTAGAAATTGTCTTATCATAAGTTTATTATACAACCTTTCTTTTCCATTTGCGACCAATCGTTCCTCCTTTACGATTGAGACCACGCATTCTTTCTTTACTTTTATATATATGCCCTAACTCTCCAACCGTTTTCTCCTTATGGCATTTTCTACAGAGTGTTTGACCATTATCTACATTCCAAAAATCGGCACAGCCTCTAGCTTCTTGTACAGATTTGATATTATATTTTTCCATAATCTTATGAAACATCATGGGGTAATGATCCGCATTTAATCTTCCGCCTCTTTGACCACAACTAACACAGGTGTAATTATCTTTAATATAAACTTTTGTTCGCCATTCAATATATTGAATTATCCTTCTGATTTTTTCTGCTAATGGGGTTATACCACCCTTCCAATTACTGTTCATTTCACCAGTTATTCTAGGGTCTTTTTTAGTAAACCTAGTTGTTAAGCCGTTCGTACCAGGATTAAAATTATTATCAGTTAGTTGACACTTTCTAGAGCAGAATTTAGGCATCATCTTTGGGTTCTCTAATCCCTTTTTATAAGCATAATCACTACGCCAAAACTCGGTTCCACATCTTATACAATTAAAATAGCGGCGACTGTGCGCCCTTTTGACCATTTTCTTACCTAACCAATAACCACCATCACCTTTTTTAAATTTAGGCATAACTAAAATAGACCCCTTTCGAGGTCTATTCTAGTACAGTATTAACTTACTGTCAAGATACCGTTCCCCTAGCTCACTGTCCCGACTCCGAGGATGACGAATCTGCTTGCGTCTTGGGAGTTAAGGAATCCAAGTACACGCACGACAAATCTCAAAGCTGTTCCGTCCTGTGTTGCCAAGTTGAAATCGCTTCCGTCTGAATCTTTAACTGTAGCTTCTCTTAGTGATGTAACTACCATTCCTCTCTTTGAGTAGAAAGTGTAGTAGCTTAGATCACCAAAGACTGCTTCTGTTCCCGGATTGGCAACAGTTGTAGTCTTATCAAGAACTTTAGTAAAGACAATCGGAGTACCCCAAGGAGTTACAGGCGTATTCTGATTAGGAACAAATCCGATATTTAAACTCCCGGCTATATAGTGGTCGTTAAGAGTACCCTTTAGAGTAATCAAACGATTCCAAGTTTCTTTTCGCATAAACCATTTATAGTTAGATGTATCTATGCCGTCTTCAATAGCATTCTCGGCTTTTAGAAGATCGTCCCAAGAAATCGTTGTACCAGCACCGCTTACAGGTTGAGTAATAACTCCGGAAGTATGAGCAATACCAGTTCCACCATTTGCGGTTGATAAGTTGGTAAAGGTAATCTGGTCTTGAAGTTTAGCTAATGCCCTCGCCATTTCGCGAGTTACCAAACCCCAAAAGTCAACTGCTGAATCTTCTGTCAATTCATCAGTCGCACTAATAATCAATGCAAACTTAGCAAGTGATTTAACCTCACTTTTAAGAACTAACTTACTTCCAGTTTTTACTGCTGCTTCTGCTGTTGAAACAAAAGTAAGTCCAGTTGTTAGACCAATCTGCTTGACTTGGTTACCCATTACTGTTCTTTGAGTTGCATAAGCTGCTGAAACTCCGTACTTCGGAAGGTTATCGTGGACTGTCGTTTCAAAGTCTGGATAAGGAACTAAAACCGCGCCGTCTGCGTCAGTTGTTTCATTCGCATAACCAGTCTTTGCTTTAACATTTAAGGCGTCTTCCTTGTAGGCTTGAAGTACCGCAAAGTCATTAGTTGCTAATGCTCTTGCTGCTTTTAAGAATCTCATTTCTTTTGATTCGTGTGCAAACTTTGATTCTACTTCAATTTCACCTAAATCCTCGCCATTTGGATCGTAGGCTTTGACTTTGATCGTACCCATTTCAGAAGCCTTCATTTCGGAAGTCTTAGTACCGCCGTCCGCAACTGCCTTTTTGTCAACAGTTTCAATACCGGCCAAAGTTGCTTCTACGGCTTGCTTAACAATATCAGCAGTATCCGTTTTCATTTTAGCGGCTACTGAGTCTGAAATTGCTTTTAGTGCCTTAGCGTCAACTTCTACTTTGGTTTCTTCTACTTCTTCTGCTGGTTCTGGTTCACCTTCTGTTTCAGGTTCTACAACCTTTTCGTCTTCTGGTTCTTTCATATTTTTCACCCCCCGTCTTATTTCAATGATATTTTGAGAATGTGAACTGCCTTTTCAGCTTCCTTAACAAGCTGTCCGGCGGTCTTAGTGAGTGTAATCTTGTGGATTTTCCTCACTTTCTCGGTCGCAACTGCTTTTTGAGATACCTTATGGGTATCTTCTAGCAGGGCAACAAGGTTCTTTAAGTTAATAATATGCTTTTCTAATTCGTCTTTACTTGCTTTTTGATCTAAACTTCTCATTACAAAGTCTTTATACTCACTTCTGAATTCTTCTTCTGACTTTCCGAGGGATCGCTGGATCAAAGCTCCTCGATCTGCCGGGACTGGTACGACTGAAAACTCAACCATCTCTGATTTTAGTATTTTGCTATAGTCTTGAGACCATTCCTTTACAATCACACCGATTGATACGGCATTAAGGTACCCACCTTTTATCATATTGTAAACAGTTGCGGCGAAGTCATATTCGTCTACAGCGAGTTTAAACTTTGAGATTATTTTTCCATTTAATTTTCTGGTTGTGATTGATTTTCCTATAGGTAGAGAATAGTAATCGTGGCCGTAGAGTACAACTGAATTATCTTTGTAGTTCTTTATATCGACCCCGCCTATATCGATCTGTTCACCTTCACGGTCTACTTCCCCGGTATTGACTGTTGCTTCAAGAACGCCATCGCCTAAGTCTTTTGTTTCCTCTGATTCAAAAAGACAGATCGG